CATCGACGCCATCCTCGACGAGTGGGAGGCGCGCAAGCTGACGGACCTGCGCTGGCTGGCCTACATGCTCGCCACGACCTACCACGAGACGAACATGACGATGCAGCCGGTTCGCGAAGCCTACTGGCTATCGGAGGAGTGGCGCCGGCGGAACCTGCGCTACTACCCGTGGTACGGCCGCGGCTACGTCCAGCTCACGTGGGAAGATAACTACAAGAAGATGGGCCGCCTGCTGGGCGTCGATCTCTTGGCCAATCTTGACCTCGCCATGGACCCGCGTATCGCCGCCGCGATCATGTTCGAAGGTATGATGGCGGGAGACTTCACCGGCAAGAGCCTCAAGAACTACTTCAACGACACGGTGGATGACCCGATTGGCGCGCGGCGCATCATCAACGGGACTGACAAAGCCGACCTGATCGCCGGCTACCACCACGGGTTCTTGAGCGATCTCCGCTACGCACAGGGGGCACCCTCCTAATGCCTTTCCTCCCTCTCCTGCTCGGCCTCGCGCCGACCGTCGCCAGCTGGATCATGGGCGACAAGACTGGCGCCGCCGTATCCAAGATCACGGGCATCGCCCAAGACCTTTTGGGAACCTCCGACGCTGCCGGCATCGAGAGGGCCATCGCCGCCGATCCCAACCTTGCCCTGCAGTTCAAGATGGCGATGATTCAGGCTGAGGCCGACGCTCGCCGGCAGGAATTCGACACCCTGCAGGCGCAGCTCGCGGACGTGCAGAACGCCCGCAACCAGACGGTAAAGCTCGCCGAGGCTGGCTCGGTTATCGCGTGGGGCGCGCCGATCATCAGCATACTGATCACGTTCGGTTTCTTCGCGATGCTGTACGTCGTGATCCGCCAAGAAATCCCCGAGAGTTCCCAGACGCTCGCCAACATCATGTTGGGCAGCCTTGGTACTTCATTCACGGCAGTGGTAGGATACTGGGTCGGCAGCTCCGCCGGCTCTGCGCAGAAGACCAATACGCTTGAAAAACTCGCCCGCGGGTAGGGGGTAAAATGACGACCGGACTGACCTACGCCACGTTCGTCACCGAGCTGGCCAACCTCGCGGTGGTGGACCCGGCGGACGTCAACTTCGTCGCCAACCTGCCGCAGTGCATCACCTACGCCGAGAACCGCATCTACCGCGATCTCGACCTGTTGACGACTGTCACGGCCACTTCCGGCTTCACCTGCACGACAGGAAGCCGACAGATCACGTGGCCCCTGACGCAGTTCGTGACGGTGCAGGAGATCAACGTCATCACGCCCGTCGGCACCTCGAACCCGAATTCGGGGACGCGCGTCAACCTGCTGCCGACGACCAAGGTCTGGATGGACACGGTCTATGCCTCGCCGACGGCGACGGGCGTCCCCCGGTGGATGGCGATGCTGGACCAGAACACGGCATTAATCGCGCCGTGGCCGAGCGCCAACTACAGTGTCGAGATCGTCGGCACCGTCCGCCCCGACTCCCTGTCGGCGTCCAACACGACGACCTTCATCAGCACGTACCTGCCCGACCTGTTCATCATGGCCTCCATGGTCTTCATCAGCGGCTACCAGCGTGACTTCGCGCTCGGCGCCAGCCAGCCGAACGACGCCGGCATGCCTATAAACTACGAGACGCAGTACCAGACGCTACTGAAGAGCGCGACGGTCGAGGAGTCTCGCAAGAAGTTCGAGGCGGGTGCGTGGTCGTCGATGGCGCCCGCGGTCGCGGCGACGCCTTCGCGAGGGTAGCGCATGCACTCCACCCTGAAGCTGATCCCGACGGTCGACACCCAGCGCACGCCTGCGCTGAACGAAGCCGCGATCAGCTCCACGCAATTCATCCGCTTCATGAAGGACCGCGAGAACCTCGGGCTCGTGCAGAAGCTGGGCGGCTGGTCGCGTTACTATCCCTCGGCGCTGACAGGCGTGCCGCGCGCCCTGTGGGCGTGGCGCGACAACCTCTCCAACGACTATCTCGCCGTCGGCAACGCGGGCACCCCGGAGGGCTCCCTCTACGTCATCAACGAGGGCGCGGCGCGAGACATCACGCCGCAAGTCTTCGACACCAACACCGGCGTCGACTGCACGACGACCCTCGGGTCGAGCACCGTGACCATCAGCGACCCCGGGTTCAGCGCAGCCACGACAGGTGCCTCGGGCGACGGCACGACGGCCACGATCACGTACGCGGGCACGCATGTATTTCCCGTCGGCGGCACCGTCGTCGTCGCGGGCGTGACGCCTGCGGGCTTCAACGCGACCGCTACTGTGACGGCCTCGTCGGCGGGATCGGTGTCGTACTTGAACGCCACGGCGGGGCCCCAGACAGTCGCGGGAACCGTGGGCAGCGGCGGCAGCAACATCACCAGCTACGACGCGGTCTACATCCCCGCGCACATCAGCGTGGGCGGCCTGATCCTGTTTGGGGTGTACCCCTGCGTTGCCGCGTCGTCGACCACTTACCAGATCGCGGCCCTCGACGCGCTGGGTGACCCAGCACTGGCGACGTCTTCGGTGGCTAACGGCGGCGACGTGGCCGAATTTGATACGGTAAGCGGCGCGTCCATCGTCACGGTCACGCTGGCTGATCACGGTTTTTCCCCGGGCGACACTTACCCCGTTCTCATCGCGACGACCGTCGGCGGCGTCACGCTGACGGGCGACTACATCGTGCAGACCGTCCCCACAACGGGCACTTTCACGATTCAGGCGGCGCAGTCCGCCACCGCGACAACGTCAGGTTTCATCAACGGGGGCGACGCCCGCTACATCTATTACGTGACCTACGGGCCGCTGACTGAGGGCTCCGGTTACTCGACCGGAGGCTATTCAACCGGCGGCTACTCGACGGGTGCCGGTGCCGTCGCGGCGGCGGGGTTTCCCGTCGAGGCGTCAGACTGGGCCCTCGACAACTGGGGCGAGATCCTCATCGCCAGCCCCGACACGTCGTCGCTGCTCACATTCGACGAGGAGCCCGGAGGACCGATCTACCAGTGGTCGCCGACTACCAGCTTCCTGAACGCCCAGATCATTCCGCAGGCGCCGATCTCGAACCACAGCATGTTCCTCGCGATGCCGCAGCGGCAGATCGTGGCTCTCGGGTCCACGTTCACGGGCGTGCAGGATCATCTGCTGATCCGGTGGTGCGACCTGAACAACTTCAATTCGTGGATCGCGACGCCGGTCAATCAGGCGGGCTCGTACCGGCTGACCAAGGGCAGCCGCATCGTTGGCGGCCTGCAGGGCCCGCAGCAGGGCCTGATCTGGACCGACCTCGCGCTTTGGTCGATGCAGTACGTCAACCTGCCGGACGTCTACAATTTCAACGAGATCGCGGTAGGGTGCGGCCTGATCGGCAAGAAGGCTGTCGGGCTCCTGAACAACAGCGTCTTCTGGATGAGCCAGTCGCAGTTCTTCGCCTTCGCAGGCGACGGCGTGAAGTCGCTGCCCTGCACGGTGTGGGACTTCATCTTCCAGCAGCTGGACACGGACTACGTCGACAAGATCCGCGCGGCGCCGAACTCCCGCTTCAACGAGATCACGTGGTACTTCCCGACGCAGTCCGGCGGCGGAGAGGTTGATGCCTACGTCAAGTACTCGCTGTCGACGGGCGGTTGGGACTTCGGGTACCTGTCGCGGACTGCGTGGATCGATCAGTCGGTACTTGGGCCGCCCATCGGCGGTGCCTCAAGCGGCCTCATCTTCCAGCATGAGACGTCACCGAACGCCGACGGGCAGCCGATGGCTTCGAGCTTCCAGACGGGGTACTTCACTTTGCAGGACGGCGACCTGCTGTCGTTCATCGATCAGGTCTGGCCGGACTTCAAGTGGGGCTACTACAACGGCGCCCAGAACGCGACGCTGTTGATGACGTTCTACGTCGCCGACTACCCCGGGCAGACGCCGCGTGTCCACGGCCCGTACTCAATGACGCAGGTGACCCAGTACATCACACCGCGGCTGCGCGGCAGGCTCGTGTCGATCAAATTCGAGAGCAACGACGTCGACACGTTCTGGCGCATCGGCGCTCCCCGATACCGTCTCACGCCTGCGGGTAAGTTCTAGTGCTTCGCGAAGACCCCATGCAGTCGTTGCGCGGCCTCTTGATACGCAGCGGCCGCCTCTTCTACGGTGTCAAAAAGGCCGAGATATCGGTGCTTTCGGTTCTTTTGTATGTGCGCCTGCCATTTCTGGCCCGCTGCATGCCACGACACGCCCTTGGCTCCCGACTTGTTGTTTCTCGCGCGCGGCACATTGGCCATGTTTTCACTCTGCGTAGCTTCACGCAAATTCTCTATGCGGTTGTCGTCGCGGCGGCCGTTGATATGATCAAGGCCCTTACGAGGCCAACGGCCATGCGCCATGGCCCACACGATGCGGTGTGCGCGCAAAACACACCCGTCGATACTTATGACCCGATAACCCAGCGACAGCGTCCCTGCGCGCCTCCCTGCTTTCACCCATTGCGAGGTGCGGTGCCAATACAGAGCGCCTGTCGCGGCGTCATACCGAAGCAGGGCATGCAGTCTGGCGATAGAGATTTTTCTGTACATATGTATGGCATACCCAATTTTCTGAGTTGCCGCAAGGAGGTTGGGAATGGCTTCGCTTGATGATTTGTTGACCTGCCAGAAGAACGGCGTCGTCGCCATCAACGGCATCCAGCGCCTGATGGGCGACTTCCTGACGCTGATCCAGCCCGCCCTCGGCGGGGCCTTGAAGGTCAAGTACACCCCGGTCAGCGGCACCTACACGGTCACGGCGAACGACTGCGTCGTCGACTGCACGGCCAATACGTTCACCGTGACGCTGCCCACGGCGACGGGCATTCGGGGCCAGATCTTCACCGTGAAGAACAGCGGCACCGGCGTCATTACCGTGGCCGCCGCCGGCGGCGAATTCATCGACGGCGCCGCGACGCAGCTCCTGCCGGTCCAGTACCAGAGCATCACCATGGTATCGAACAACACCGGCTGGGGGGTGATCTAATGACGTACCGGATCGGCCCGACGCCGCACATCATGGTCTACGACACCACGACGCAGACCATTGCCGCGACCAACACGGCGCAAGTCATCACCTTCAATACGACTGACAGCACGGCGGGCATCAGCCTCGTGACCTCGGGCGGCAAGGCTTCGCGCATCACGCTGCCCGCCATCGGCACCTACATCTTCGTGGTCTCCGCCGTCGTGCAGGCAGTCGCCTCAAACAAGACATGCTCGATCTGGTTCAGGAAGAACGGCTCCGACGTCACCTACAGCAACACGAAGGTCGTCTGCCTGAACGCGGAGCCGACGATCCTCGCCGTGAACATCAACCTCGAATGCACGACCGCGGGCGATTACTATGAGTTGTGGATGGCGGGCACCGCCACCACGGCGGGTATATACGCCGCGGCGGCGACCGCGGGCCCCCCGGCGGAGCCCGGTGTGCCCTCGATCATCGTCTCCGTCACACAGGTAGCCTGACATACCGTCATCTTCAGAGGCGACGCCGCACGCGGTACTATACCCTATTACCCGGAGTGTCTGAGTGCCATTGAAGCGCGGTTCCTCGCAGGCCACGATCAGCGCGAACATCCGCGAGATGCTCTCGTCAGGGCGTCCGCGCGAACAGGCCATCGCTGCCGCCTTGAACACCGCGCGCAAGCCGCGCGCCACCGGCGGCAAGGTCCATACCGGCGCGATCCACAGCGCCGTCGCCGGGCGCACCGACCACCTGCCGATGCACGTCCCCTCCGGGGCCTACGTCATTCCGGCCGACATCATCTCGGCCATGGGCGAGGGCAACACGACCGCGGGCTTCAAGGTCGCCAAGTCGATCTTCAGCTCACCCTTCTACAGCGCCTCGAAGGCGGGCGCGGGGGCGCCCTACGGCCAGTCTGGCGAGCCTTACGACGCCCAAGGCGACCAACCCTACGTCGAGGACGTGCTGCCCTACAACGCGCCGATGCCGGGCAAGGCCGAGGGCGGCAGCGCGACGGTCCCCATCGTCGCCGCCGGCGGCGAGTACGTGATCCACCCCGAGGACGTCGCGCGGCTGGGGAAGGGAGGCCTCGACGACGGCCACAAGATACTCGACGAGTTCGTCAAGAAGTTCCGGGCGAAGACCATCAAGACACTCGAAAGCCTCCCCGGGCCGAAGAAAGACTAATGAGCACGTCCGCAACCCCGTCAATGCTTGAGGAGAAGCAGATGACTGACATCCGAGTACGCGTCGGCACACCCGAAGACGTTCATCAATTTATGGATCTCTGCCTGCAAGGCAGCGAGGAGAACGGCTTCGTGCAGCCTGACGCGCAGAAGCTCCTCGCCGAGGTGTGGCCCGCGCTCAACCGCGACGGCGGCATCTGCGGCGTGATCGGGGCTCCCGGCGCCGACCACTTCGAGGGCGGCATCCTGCTGCGCACCTGCAAGCTCTGGTACAGCGACCAGATCGTGCTGGAGGAGCGCGGCGTGTTCGTCCACCCGGAGTATCGCAGCGCCAAGGGCGGCCGCGCGCGCAAGCTGTGCGAGTTCGCCAAGGCGGCCGCGGCGAAGCTTGAGATGCCCCTGATGATCGGCGTTTTGTCGAACAGCCGGACGGAAGGGAAGGTGAGGCTCTACGAGCGCATCTTCGGAAAGCCCGCCGGCGCCTACTGGTTGCTGGGGGCCGAGACCGGGGTGACCAACAAACTGCCGCCGGGCGGCACCAACAAGGCTGAACACTGATGTTCTCTGAACGCAAGATATGGAACGACGGGGCCCCCTTCGAGGACTTCATGGGCCGCGACGGAGCCCCGCCGGTTGCGCGGCGGCATCTTGCGTTCGGTGGCGGCAAGGGCGGCTCGGGCGGCACGACCTACCAGCAGCAGACGACGACAATTCCACCGGAAGTTCAGGCGCGCTACAACGCCGTCAACGCCCGCGCTGAGCAGGTCGCGCAGCAGCCGTTCCAGCCGTATCAGGGCCAGTTTGTCGCGCCGCTGACGGCCACTCAGCAGGCCGGCACCGCCCAGATTGCCAACGCGGGGCAGGGCTACCAGCCCTACCAGCAGGCGGCGACGACGGCCCTGACGGGATCCGCCGAGGCGGCCCTCCCCTACTACGGGCAGGCGGGGCAGAACATCGGCGCGGCACAGGCGGCGGGGGCCCCCTACACGGGCGCGGCCACGATGGCGGGGCTGGCCGGCGCGCAGTCGGTTAACCCGGGGCAGCTCGACATCGGGCGGTACATGGACCCCTACCTGCAGTCGGTAGTTGCACCGACGATGCAGGGTCTGTACCAGCAGCAGCAGCAGCAGCAGAGCCAGCTCATGGGCTCGCAGGCCATGCGCGGCGCCTTCGGCGGCGACAGAGGCTCGATTGCGGCCGCAAATCTGGCCCGCCAGCAGGGTCTGGCGGCGCAGCAGGCTCAAGGGGGCCTCCTGTCGCAAGGCTACGGGCAGGCCCTGCAGGCGGCCCAGCAGCAGCAGGGCGTGGGCCTCGGGGCCGAGCAGGCCAACCGGGCCGCGCTGCAGCAGCTCTCTCCCCAGCTCCTCCAGATCGGGCAGCAGGCCTTCCAGCAGCCCATGGCGGCCGCGCAGGCCCAGCAGGGCCTCGGGCAGGGCCTCCTCGGCTACGGGCAGGGCGTGTCGCAGAGCCTCGCCGGACTGGGCCAGATGGGCACGCAGACGGGGCTGGCGAGCGGTCAGGCGCTGCTTGGCGCCGGCACGCTGGAGCAGCAGACCCAGCAGCAGCTCAACGCGGCCCTCTACAACCAGTACCAGCAGCAGCAGGGGTACCCGTTTCAGGTGGCGCAGTTCCTCGCGAACATCGCGATGGGCACCGGGCCGCTCTACGGCAGCACGACATCCGGCGTCACCGGGCAGCCGACGCCGTTCTTCTCGGACGAGCGCGTCAAGGAAGACATCACCGAGATCGGCCGCACCCACGACGGCCAGAAGATCATCAAGTTCAAGTACAAGGGCTCGAACCAGCCGCAGATCGGCCTCTCGGCGCAGGACGTCGAGAAGCACCACCCGGAGGCCGTCAGCGAGACGCCCGAGGGCATCAAGGCCGTCGACTACGACATGGCGACCGAGCATGCCGAGCGCCCGCATGCCTACGCCGGCGGCCTGATGCCGTCGTCCGAGGGCGGTGCCGTGCATCCGAGCATGGCAGGCCTCGGCTTCGCGAGCGGCGGCACCCCGGTGCCGGGCGCGAACCCAGAGGTGGACGAGATGCTGCGCGGGCTCGCGCCCCGCCGCGCGTTTGCCACGGCGGGGGCAGTGACGCCGGGCGTCGACGCCTTCACGCAGCAGCTCTTGCAGTCGCTGATCAATCCCATGGGCGGGACGACGCCGCATGGCGCGCACGGCAAGATGCCGGGCAAGCCGGGAGCGTGGTCGCCGGGTGTCGCCAAGGCGTCGCCCCTCCTCACTGCGCAGCTCAAAGCGCCGCCGCAGCAGCCGCAGACCACGGGCCTGTCGCAGGCCATAGGCGGCGTCAAGGATGCCGTTGGGGCCTACAAGACCGGCGAGGATGTCTACAAGGGCGGCAGAGACATTTACAAATGGGCCCAGAAGGAACTCGACCGCCAGCCCAGCGGCGCGCCGCAAGACGGCTCGACGACTGGCGGCAACAAGATCACGAGCACCGACCTGCCTGCGCCGGCGCAGCCGGCAAGCGCCGCTCCGACGCAAACGAGCGGGCTCGGTGCCGCCACCCCGACGCGGGTTGCTGACGCAGGATCCGGACTTGCGCCCGAAACCGCGGTAGCGTCGCTTGATGCGTTGCCGACGGAAGACATCGCGGGTCTGACAATGTTTGCCGCGCGCGGCGGTCGCATCGGTTACGAGGGCGGCGGCGACGTGGCCAAAGACGAGACACCGGCGATCCCCGGCGGTGGCGACGACACGGTCCTCGGCCAGCTTACAAAGAAGCAGATAACACCCGCCAAATTGTCCACTCATAATCTTTCTGGCGGCGCCGGCGGTGGCGGTGGCGGGAGTGCAATGGGCGCTATCGGAGCTGGCCTCGGGGCTGCAAATTCAGCTGTCAATATTGCCAGTTCACTTTCAAAAATGTTTGCCGCGCACGGCGGCCGCATCGGCTACGATGAGGGCGGCGAAGTGGCTGACGCTGTCGCAACGCCGCCCGATTTGCCTGTGCATAAACTCGACACGAGTGACAGCGCGAGCGGCAGCAAGAAAGACACCACTGCAAAAGATGCGCTTGGACTTGCCGGAACTTTTGCCAATTTCATCCCCGGAGTTGGGCCCGCAATTGGCGCGGGTTTGAAAGTCGCGTCGATGTTCGCAAAGGACGGCGGCCGCATCGGCTACGCCGAAGGCGGCGGGCAGACGTTTGTCGACCGGCTCATGCCGGCGGCGTTGAAGGCTTCCGAGAAGACGGGGGTTCACCCCCACTTGATCTTGGCGCAGGCGGCGCTTGAGTCAGGGTGGGGTAAGCACGCCCCCGGCAACAACTACTTCGGCATCAAGGGACCCGGACAGGTTCTGGATACCAAGGAACAGGGTGCAACGGGCCTCTACAATACCCGCGACAGTTTCCGTAAGTACGAGTCCCCCGAGCATAGCGTTGACGACTACGCCAACTTCATCATGTCCAATTCACGCTATCGCCCCGTTCGCGAGGCGCGGACGCTTGATGAGCAGATCGAAGCCATGGGGCGCAGCGGCTACGCGACGGATCGGGACTACACCGCCAAACTTCGCGGAATCGCAAACAGCCTGAGCGGAAACGCAACGCCGTTCACGCCGCGTGAGCGCGGGCACGAAACCCCTACGGCACCGCCGCAGCGCAGTGCGGGGCTCGCGCCCCCGCTCCACGATGTCGAGGATATGCACGAGGGCCTTGAGCCCATCGACACGGGCGACGATTTCGAGATGCCCGACCGTTTCGAGATGCCTATCCGCTTTGCGGCGGGCGGCCTCGTGCCCCGTCGCGGCTATCAGACAGCTGGATCGGTAGGACTGGAGCTTCCGGACAGCGCGTGGAGTACCCCCGAGACGCGCGCCGAGGAGGAGCGTAAAACCAACGAGCGACGCGCGGAGCCTGCGCCTGCGCCTGCGTCTGCGCCGGGGTCGTTTACGGACTTCTTTGCGAGCACCATCAGAAATAACCCCGGGATTATCAGAAACGTTGCGGATATTGTGGCTCCTTCAGCTTCGGCGGCTGCTCCGCCCCTGACTGTTGCGTCGGCGCCGGGACCTCCCCCGGTAACGAGCGCAAGTTTTGCTGGCGCACGGCCGCCGGCTCCCGACGTCGCGCCGGCGCCCACGAGGGCTGCACCCCCGCCAGCGAGCGTGACAGTTCGCGCCACCCCGGGTGTTGCGCCGCCGCTGCAGTCGGCGGAGGTAAAGCCCGCGGAAGTGAAGCCCGGGGATGCACCGCCGCTGCAGTCGGCGGAGGTGAAACCCGCGGACATTTCGCTGGCAAACGATCCGCGCCTCGCGGATCGCAACTTCTTCGACCGTGCGGGCGACTGGGCGGGGCGCAATCAGAACTGGCTGCTCCCGGCCGTCAGCGGCATCGGCAAGATGCTCGCGTCGCCGTCACCGTACCTCGGCGTTGCCATCGGACAGGGCCTCGCCGAAGGCGCGCAGACGGGACTGGGCGCCAGCTTCAAGCAGCAGGGCCTCGACGTTAACCAACAGCAAGCCGACGTCTCGTCCGCCCGCGAACTGTATAAACTGCGCACTGAAACCGGCACCAAGCTTGGTGAATTGATCTCCAATCGCGCGCCGTCCGCTCAGCTTGAGCCGCTGCAGAAACA